GCAGGTCGTAAGGCTATTGAAGAATGTGTACCATTATTTCCAGCAGGTAAGGTTAAGGTAATTAGCCATCCTAAATATAAGGATGCTAATGAGGTCTTAACAGAAGCTGGTATAGCTGAGGTAGTTAATACATTCTATAACGCTAAGGACTATAGACCTGATGGTATTGTTACTGTTGAAGAGCTTGAAGAACTAGTATGTAAGCCTGTAGAATATGGTCTTCCTTGGTGCTTTGAGGGCATTACAAAGGCTACTTATGGTAGAAGGCTAGGAGAGATACATCTACTAGGTGCTGGAATTTCAATAGGAAAGACAGACTTTATTATGAACCAAGTAGCCTTTGATATACTTAATGGTATTAAGTGTGGTACATTTATGCTGGAACAAAGTGCTGTGGAAACATTAAAAAGAGTAGCTGGCAAAATAGACGGTAAACATTATCATTTACCTAATGATGATGGCAAACTTTACGATATTGAACATCTTAAGGCTACAGTTAAAAAGATTAAAGAACTAGATAATCTCTATATGTATAATAACTTTGGCTCTATGGACTGGGAAGTTATACAAGACAAAATAAGAGTAATGGCACATAATTATGGTGTACAGACATTTTATATTGATAATATGACAGCCTTAACCGCTCACGCACCTGATGAGAGAAGATTTATTGATGGCTTTATGGAGTCGGCTGCTTCACTTGCTCAAGAGCTTAATGTATGGATACTTGTTGTAAGTCACCTAAACCCAGTAAAGAAAGGTGGCAGCCATGAAGAGGGTGGTAAAGTATTACCTAGTCAATTTACTGGAAGCAGGGCACTGATGCGTTGGAGTTACTATATGTATGGGCTTGAAAGAAATGCTCAACATATAGACGAGTCAGAAAGGTCTAAAGTAATATTTAGGTTTATTAAAGATAGATACGCAGGAAGTTCTACTGGTAAAACAGTAAGCTTAAGATACGATAGCTCCACTGGGCTATTAAGGGAAGTAGATGAAGAGTTTAATAGTGTAGAGGCTGCTGATTATATAAACCAAGGAGAAGATTATTAGTGGAAGATTACTTAAGAAAATGTAAATATTGTGGAGTAGAAGCAACAACTATAGAGGAGTTAGGTTTATTTTGTACAAATACATCATATAAATATAACAAAATGTTAGAATGTAAATGTTGTAGGAATAAGAGAATACAAATCTATTATGCAAATAATATAGAGAAGTTAAGAACATACTCTAGGAGTAGGTCAAACACAGCTGAAGCTAAACTAAAAGCTATAACATATAAAGGAGGTAAGTGTGTTGATTGTGATATACTAGCAGATATAAATAATTCTGTTATCTTTGACTTTCACCATATTAACCCTATTAAAAAAGAATTTACTCCAAGTAGTATACTAAACCATAGCTGGAATAAACTTACAAGAGAGCTAGATAAGTGTGTTCTACTGTGTTCTAACTGTCATAGGCTTAGGCACGCAAATACTAGATAAAGGAGATTATTGATAACTACAAATAATAGAACCATAATCTATGACATAGAAAGCAATGGACTACTACATGATGCTTCTACAATACACTGTATAGGAGTAAAAGTTGACAACGAGGAAACAAACAGCCAATATTCTGGTTGGTCATAATATTATTAAGTTTGATAATAGTGTTATACGTAAGCTTGATGGTATTGACCTATTCACTAAGGTAACTCACTTTGATACCTTAATAGCCAGTCAATTAGCCTACCCTAATATGCTACTCATTGATAGTAATAATAAGAACCTAGAACCTAGGCTAAAGGGTAGCCACAGTCTAAAGTCTTGGGGATACAGATTAGGTAACTACAAGGACAGCCATGATGACTGGTCACAGCTATCTGAGGAAATGGTTGAATACTGTAGACGTGACGTTGAAGTAACCTATAGCCTCTACAATAAACTAAAGGATAAGGTACCTGAGGAAGCCATGAGGCTTGAACAACAGTTTGCTTACATCATAGCTAGACAAGAGGAACATGGTATACTATTCAATGTTAAGGAAGCCCAGAAGTTACACGTTGAGCTCATAAGGGAACAAGAGGTAGCTATTAAGGAACTATATGAAGTATTTAAGCCTAAGCTGTTACCTGTTGGTAAACCTACTAAACCTAAGAAACCTTTTCAACGTAACGGTATATGGACAATGGGTGAACACCAACGTATAGAATTAACAGAGTTTAATCCTAAGAGTGGTCAGCATATAGTCTGGTGGATTAGTAGAATGTATGGTAAACAGAAGTGGTTATTAACTGAGAAAGGCTCACCTAGAACAGGTGAAGAGGACTTGCTTAGAATGTTCTCTGATAAACCTTGGGCTAAACCATTGACACACTACCTAGAGGTTAAGAAGCTCCTAGGACAGCTTGCTGAGGGTAATAATGCATGGCTTAAGCTTGTCAAGGACGACAGCAGAATACATGGTGAGGTTAATACACTTGGTGCAGTAAGTCGAAGGTGCACGCATAATAACCCTAACATGGCTCAGGTACCTAGCAATAGGGCATTCAAGGGTCATGAGTGTAGGGCATTATTCATAGCACCTAAGGGATATAAGCTAGTAGGTTGTGACGCTGATGCATTAGAGTTAAGAACACTTAGTCATTATATGGCTAAACATGATGGAGGAACATATGGACGAACAGTTGATAGTGGGGACAAGGGAAAAGGTACTGACATACATACAGTTAATCAAAGAGCAGCAGGATTACCGACTAGAGACGATGCAAAAACTTTTATCTATGCTCTCTGCTACGGAGCAGGGGCTGAAAAACTTGGAAGCATCATTGGCGGAGACGCTAAGGATGGAAATAAGATTAAGTCTAGATTCTTTAAGTCAATTCCTGCCCTTAAAGAACTAACTGAAGGTGTAGCTGAGGCTGTAAAGAAACAAGGACACCTAAAAGCTCTTGATGGTAACAAGTATTACATTAGGAGTGAACACAGTGCGCTTAATACACTACTACAAGGGGCGGGTGCTTTAGTTATGAAATACTATGCTTGCTTCTTGTATGACAAGTTATTAAGTTGCGGATACAAATGGGGTACTGACTTTGCCTTTGTAGCGAACATCCATGATGAAATTCAGATGGAAGTTAAGGAAGACTTGGCGGATGTTGTTGCGGATATATGTCAGAATATATTTAATGATGTAACAAAATACTTGAATTTTAGAATACCACTGAGGGGTCAAGCTGTTATAGGCAGTAGCTGGGCCGAGACACATTAATAAAGGAAACAAATGATTGCAGAAGCATACACAGAGAAACCACATAAGTTCTCATATGGAGAAAAAGAGGACTACCACAGACCACAGGTAGCACATTATCAACAAGGTGGTATTGAACCTATTGATTTTATTACTAGTAACAACCTAAACTTTAACATAGGTAATGTTATTAAGTATGTTACAAGGGCTGGTAAGAAGCAAGGCGAGGATGGTGTAAAGGACTTGAATAAGGCTGTTGATTATATATACTTTGAGATTATGAGGCTAGGATATGAACGACCTAAAAACAGCAACTAAAGAAGTAATACAAACACTTAATAAAGTATTACAATGTACTGAGTTAGACATGTATGACTTAATGGAAATACAGGATGAGCTATATAGCTTTATATTATATATTGAAAACCAAAAAGGAAAAGGAAAACTATGAGTTTATTAAGAATTGCTAAATGGAACTATGAGAGAAATGCACTAGACTTTAAACCTGAACTTGAGCATATGTTATGGGCTGAGGAAGTTAATGAATTTAAAGCAGAGCTTAAAGAATACTTAAGTAATCCTTTGATTAAAATTAGCTGTATTGCAGGAGCTATAAAGGAATATTGTGATTGTGTATTTGTATATAGTGGCAGCTTAGCTAAGCAACTAGGACACATGAGTATCGAGAATAAACAACAAGAGCTTAACATTATGAATAGCTACCTTATGGAAATCCTCATGAAGCATAAGGTTAAGGTATATGATGAGGACAGTCCATCACTCATTGACTTAGCTATGGAAGCTGTTATTATTGCTAATGAAAGCAAGCCTAAGGTTAAAACAAAGAACAAAGTAGTTAAGGGTAAGGACTACGTAGACCCTACAGTATTCATTATGGAACTTCTACTTGACAGAGGGTTTCAAGAGTACCCTGGACTAGAAGAGAAACAAGAGGTAGAAACAAAAGCAATTACAGAGGATAAATAATGAGAACAAGGGCTGACGTTGTTATTAGAAGAACATATGCAAGACCAAAGGACGACAACGAAACACAGTTCGAATCCTGGGAAGAAATCAGTGAGAGAGTTAGTAATCATCAACAGTGGTTATGGGAGAGAGCTAAAAACTCTCCTCTCAATGATAATGAAATCCAAGAACTACAAGAGTTTAAACAGCTTATGCTTGAGAGAAAAGTATCTGTATCAGGGCGTACACTTTGGTTGGGTAATACTGAAGTTGCTAAAAGAAGAGAAGCAAGCCAATTTAACTGTAGCTTCACAGAGATTGAAACTGTATATGACGTGGTTGACGTCTTGTGGTTACTCATGCAGGGCTGTGGGGTTGGTGCAAAACCAATCATTGGTACTCTTAACGGTTTCTTTAAACCGATACAGGATGTGGAGGTAATTAGAACAACTAGAAAAAAGAAGGGTGGTAATGAGCACAACACAGAAACATTTAAAGATGGAGTATGGACAATCCAAGTGGGAGACAGCGCAGAGGCATGGGCAAAGAGTATTGGTAAGTTGCTTGCAGGAAAGTACCCAGCTACCAAGTTGGTTCTGGACTTCTCACAGCTACGACCAGCAGGTACAAGGCTTAAAGGATATGGCTGGATTAGCTCAGGAGACAGTGCAATCTCAACAGCATACGTAGCTATTACTAAAATACTTAATAAACGTGCTGGTCAATTATTAACTAGAATTGATATTATGGACATTGTTAACTGGCTTGGAACCATCCTTAGTAGTAGAAGAAGCGCTGAGATTATGTTGTTTGAATATGGACAACCTGAGTGGAAAGAGTTTGCAGTAGCTAAGCGTGAGTTCTGGGTTGAGAATATTCAACGAGCACAAAGCAATAACTCCTTAGTATTTGAAAAGAAACCATCAAGAAGTGAGCTAGAATATATATTTAAACTTATGGAAGAAGCTGGGGGTTCTGAGCCAGCATTCATTAATGGACAAGCAGCTAAGACTAGAGCACCTTGGTTTAAAGGTAGCAACCCGTGTTGTGAAATACTCTTAGGTAATAAGTCATTCTGTAACCTTGTTGAGGTAGACGTAGCTAAGTTTAGAGGTGATACTGTAGGATTACATAAAGCCCTGTACTTGTCCGCTAGAGCTAACTATAGACAAACCTTAGTTAACCTTAGGGATGATATTCTACAAGAGGCTTGGCACCTTAACAACGAGTTCTTAAGACTATGTGGTGTAGGCTTAACAGGTATTGCACAACGTGATGACCTTAATGAATATGATTTAGGACAGATGAAGCTACAAGCTGTGTACGCTGCTTACTCTATGGCTGATGAACTAGGTACACAGCGACCTAAGAATGTTACAACCATTAGTTATTTGGTGGCTTAATAGAGTAATCTATTAATGAAAACCGTGTGAATTGCTGGAAAGCTAAGTCGAAAGATATGCCAATCAGCAGCCAAGCCTATTTATAGGAAGGTTCAGAGACTATCCGAGTTGTCGGAGTACACACCAAGCGGTGTGGAAGTGCATGGCATCCTCATGGGATGATGATATAGTCCAATCCTTATAGAAATATAAGGCAGTTAAAATCTATGAAAGGAGATAAATATGTATTATGCTTACTTAATAACAAACACAGTTAATAATAAAGTTTATGTTGGTATAACAAAAAACATACCTAATAGGTGGAGAAGTCATAAATACCAAGCTAAGAAGTCTAGGGTAAAGTCTAGTCTATATTTAGCTATGAATAAATATGGCTTTCATAGTTTTAATATAGAAGAGATAGCTTCCTTTGAAAGTTCTGATGAATGTTGTGAGTTTGAAATTAATACTATTAATTTCCTTAGAGAAAACAATATACCTAACTATAATCTTCACGATGGTGGGACTATAGGTTATTCTATGTCTGGTGATGAAAGATACGAAGAATGGAAACAGAAACTATCTATAGCTAGACAAGGTAGAAAACCAGCATTAGGAATGAAACATACAGAAGATAATAAACAACTCTTTAGTGATGTTTCTAATAAATATTGGAGCACTCAGGATGTGTATGATATTGAAGCAATAGTTAAATTATCATTTAAAGAAGCCCATAGTTACTATGGTATTTAAAAAACACTTTACTATAGATAAAGACGAGGCAGTAGTAGCGATTCTGTCTGAATATATGCAAGCCGTCTG